TGAAAGCAGGTGGTGGTGATGGTGAAGACGATGGTGATTGTCCGAAAATCCCTGGCGGATTTATGGATGCAGTGTTGGGAGCGTTGTCTGGTAAGTGGATTGCACAAGCCGCAACATTCTTAATGACACCCCTCAAGAAAGTGGTTGGTGCTGTTGCAGGTGGTGTTGGTAAAGCAGTTGGTTTTATTATGCCAAAGAAGTGGAGTGCTGGACTTTCCAAATTCTTCAAGACAACAGATTCGGGAGCAGCCTCATCGATAGGTAAAGCAAGCAAATCAGCAGGATTTATAACCAAACTTACAGACAAGTTTAAGGGCATAATTAAGAGTCTAGTTGATACACTCAAGACTATCTTCAAATCTATTGGTGAGGTTATTAATAATATTGCCAAGAGTGTTGGTAAGGTTATAAAATCAATCGGCAAGGGTATTGCTGATATGATGAAACAACTTGCTAGAGGTATTGGATATTTTGGTAAGAAGAATGTACTACTAGGAGCCGCCGCACTGGGTATCGTTGCAGGTGGTATATTCTTATTCTCCAAAGCAATGGTAGAGTTTACCAAGGTAACTTGGAAGGCAGTAGGAGTTGCCGCAGTCTCAATACTTCTCTTGGTAGGTACACTTACGGCACTTGGTGCATTAATGATGTCTGGTATTGGTGCAGTCGCAATTATCGCAGGTGCAGCCGCACTTGTCATAGTTGCAGGTGCAATGTATTTACTCGGTAAAGCGATGCAGGAATTTGGTAAAGCGGCTGATGACTTTATGCCTGTATTCGAATTGATAGGTGAAGTATTAGTAAGACTTGCCAAAGTTGCTATGCCAGCATTTATGATTGTAGCACAAGGGTTTTCTGATTTGATGGTTAGTTTTGGTAAGACCGTTCTTGCCGTCGTGACTGGCATCAAAGAAGTTTTCTTAGGATTATTTACTCTCATCCCGAACATCCTTCAATCAGTAGGTGACATAATTTCAACAATTGGTGATGTCATCGTAAATGTCATCACTGCTATTGGTAATGTAATAGGAAATGTACTAGAGGGAGTAGTGAGTACATTTGAGAGATTTGGAGCGGCAGGACTCGCAACTGGTATAGCAGGAACCGCAGTTTCAATTGGTATACTTTCGGCTGCAATCTTAGCGTTCGCCGCCGCAAGTGCAGGTGGAAAAGTTCTTGGTTCAATCGGTAATGTCATCGGAGGATTCCTCAGTCTCTTTGGTGGTGGTAGTCCTCCAACCGCACTAGAAATAATCGCCGCACTTTCTACGATGGAACCAGGCTCACTGGTGAAGTTGCCCAAACTGATTGACGATATATCGTCATCGCTTGCGAGGTTTGGTGGAATCGAAGTAGACACAGACGGAGCGGAAAACGCAATATGGATTATTGCAGAAATAGCAGACGAACTCGGCGATGATGATGTATTGACTGCTCTTTCCAGACTGAGCAGAATAAATATGAGTAAATTTGCCGATGGATTGCTTTCATTGTTTAGTATTACCAAACTAGGTGAACAGGATGTTGGTAATCTATTCTCAATGTTAAACAAAACATTCGACTTCTTGGATATCATTCCAGCGAAACTAGTTGACGAGAAAGCAGAAGCATTCAATAAATTGGCAACTTCTATCGGTAACGTGGCAAACGAAATGATTAAGTTGGATGGTGTGAATATGGACAACGCTGGTTATGCATTGCAACTTGCACAGCAACAGAACATACAATCACAACCCGTTGGTTTAGCCGAAAGACTATTCGGTGCTTTCGCCCCCGACGAACTGATGAATCGTCAGCAATCGCAACCCACAATCCAGGCTCCGATGCAGATTTCTTCGAACAACTCACAGCATTTCCACGGAAACATCAACGCAAGAAATCCAGATACAAGTCTAAACAATCTATTGTCACGAAGACGATAATAAAAAAAGGGACTCCCGAGAGAGTCCCCTTTTCTCATCGATTTTACGAAAGTGTCAACCTTCGTTTGCCAACTTCTCGAAGTACGAGAGGGCATCGCCGGACTCACCATCCTCTTCAACGACGGGTGCTTCAGCGGCTGATGACGACGAGACATCAGACTTTGGGGGAGAGGCAACTTGTTCAGCACGGGCAAAGTCATCACCAGTGCTACGAATGTCGTTTCCTACAACCTTGTTCAACTTCGCCTTGAGTTCATCATAGGACTTGAAGTTGGTTGGGTCAGTGAACTCGGTAAGGGCATACTGAGTCTTCCAAAGTTCTTCCAACTTTGAATCGTCACCATCATAAATGGCAGACGCAGACTCAAACTCTGACTTATCATAGTTGATAAATCCTGCAACCTTACGAACCTTCAACTTGAAGTTTGCACCTTCCCAGAAATCGAATGGATTTACTGGAGTTTCATCTGCAAATTCAGGGTTCATTGCTTCGTTGACCTTATCAAAAATCTTCTTACCATACTTGTAGAGGAAAATTTTACCTTCATTCTGAGGATTCGCAGGGTCGCTCACCACAAGAATGTTGGAGATATAAGATAGACGGCGCTTGCGATTACGAGCAATGTCCTTATCACTGTCCTGACCGCTGTTCCAAAGCAGAGTGTTCATTTCTGAAACAGGGTCTTTTTCACCAAGGGTAGTGCGAGAGTTTTCGATATACCAGCCCCCAGGACCCTTGAATCCGTGAGTGAAAAGACGCGCCCAAGGAATGTCTTCACCATCACAGGCGGGGAGGAATCGAATCACGGCATAGCCGTTACTAGACTTGTCGAGTTCTGGCTTCCAGAATCGGTCGTCCTTATAAGAGTCCGAACTCTTAGTAGTAAGTTTGTTCATTTCGGAAGTAAGTTTGTCGAAGCCACCTTGTGCCTTCTTCTTCATATCATTGAAACCCATAGTGTTTCTCCTGTGTTGTGTACGATGTGTACGGGATATTTGATTACTTGTAAATTATAGTCTATGTAGAACAAAAGTCAAGAGTAATCCTGAATCTTTTCTACTAGAATATTTCGATGTTTTGTTGTGTCTTTAATCGCCACGAATGGTTCGTAATTCTGGCACTTTGTACGAAGTTCTTCCCAGAGCAGGTCGTCATCCATATCAATATCAAACTGTTGCATAAAGCCAAGAATCTTATTCATAATAATGAATGTCTCAATGCTGATGTCTTCTCTCAAAACCATCCTCATCAACAATGGATGTTTTCCCTCTTCCGATACAAATATATCGTCAAAATGCATATCAGAACTTGACATTTCTTTGAGAATTTTTCCAATATCTTCAGTGAAGACCATTGTGAGTGATTGCATTCGGCGTTTCCAATCCATAAAGATTCCTTCCGCCTCATCATCCATCGCCTCACCGACCCAGAAGTCTCCCCTCGACACAAAATTAGAGACAAGGAATCCGAAGACATCCTTTCCCTTCTTTTTGGCTAGTTTGTCGAAGAAGAATCGGTCTTTTCGGTTTTCAAACACTCTCACTGAGGACTTTGTTTTCCCATTAAACTTGAAGTAGTCGTAGGATTCTCTCGTAAAGTGTAGTTTCAAACCTAGATAGATACAGAAAGCCTCGTATCCGTTCATAGAGGTAATCTTGCCCCTTTGGGGAGTAGATTGGATTCTTGACCTTCGTTCTCTAGTTTCTCGATAATTGGTTGGGTTAGAAATTTTGCTGCCACCTGTGGTTCAATGTTTTTCTCTTCGCACAGGCTGAGTACAGCCTCGATATACCCCCCGCCGTTCTTTCTTACGAAATCTTCGACGAGGGATGCGAAATTGTCTGAGTCTTCAAAAATCATACTGTATTCCTTTACTCAATAATGATACCATATCTCTGGGGTGATGCAATAATATTTATACATAATAGGTAAACTAATCTCAAGGAGAGTTTAATAATGGCAGCAAACGACGACAACATTAATGTACCACTAGGTGGCTCGGACTACGTTGTGCAAAGTCACTGGCAGGGAGCAGACGCAGGAAGTCCCAATCAATTGGGTCCTACTGGTCACTTTCAGTTAATGGCACTTGCATACGATAATGGAGGAAATACCTTCACACAGGGTGGTATTAGTAATCCATATCCCGTAAGAATTCCCGCATCTTCTGTAATCGGAAATTACATCCAAGATATCTGGGGATGTGTCGGAACTGCTGGTGGTGGTTCCGCTTTTAATGTAGAGATTAAGAGTAATGCAGGACTCACTGTAAATGCAGTTGTATCTGACCTAATTGTTGGTATTACATCTAACCGAAGTCACGAATCATCAACCATCGGTGTATATGGTACAGGTGGTACTGCCGTTGGTATGACTGGTTCTGTCTATATTATTAATAATGACCTATATCAACACAATGGTCAAGCCATATTCGGAACTGGTGGTTCGTCTAAAGGTGGTGATGTTGGTGTTACTGGTTATGTTGGTATTGACTCAACCTCACAAATTCTAGTACAGGGATTCAGTGGTTCGTCTAAGTTCGGTGATGTTGGTGTCACTGGACAAGTCAAAGTCGATAACACATCGATGATAGGAATTAGTGGTGGGATTACAGTTGGTAACATTGTAGCAATCTCTACCTTGATGCCTCCTGGCTTCGGGGGTGGATTTACCTCTGGTGGACTTGTGCCTGGGATTCTGGGACTATCATTCGCTGCCCGTGGATTGTCAAGTGGTATTCGAATCACAGCGTTCACTACTGGAGCCACTTCAAATTATGTGTTTGTTGGTGGTGGAACTTCACACGGTTTATCACAACACGGATATCCACTCAGAGAAATGGATTCAATCTTCCTTGAAATTGACGATATGAAGTATGTTTGCGTGTCCTCGGATAACGCTGCCGCAACAATTCGATATCTCGCTACTTGATTTTCTGAAGGAAGTATAATGGCTAGACATAGTATTCGAAAAGCAGTCAAACAGATGCTCCACGAAAGTGGAGAGGTTGCTGGTACTACATTTGGTCTTCCGCATAGTGGCAACATATACGAACGTATACTTCCCACAGTTGATGTTTCTATATGCAACCAAAACCCCAACAGAAAATTACCAGACTCAAATGCTATTGTGTTCGGAAAAGACAATAGAGGAATATTTGGGGGAGTAATTCCAAATGGAAACACTCACGGCTATTGGACGAATGCACAGGATGCAGATTCCCAAATCCCAGAAGATTTTGCTGGTTCAACTACAGAACCATATGTAGCGAGAGCAATTTTCGTTTTCGACTTAAACGAAGCAGGTATCACTGCTGGTGATAAACTAATTGACGCACAGTTTAGATTTGTATTTTACAAGTCCAACACAATCAATAGTAATCAAGAGTTTAATTTTGATTTTCACAGAATACATCCAGGCAGGACTGGTTCTGGAATCTCTGGTGCTAATCTCGGTGTGTTGAACAATAAACTAACAGCGAACGCTACTTGGTTTGAATTTGACCACAGCGGGACAGCACTAACTGGTCCAGCAGAAGCACCAGATGATTATCGTTTGGTTAGGGGTTTCCAACCAACCGTTGCCCTCGATGCTGGTGCAACGCACGGTGCAAACAGATGGGACAGTTTGGGAATGGGACAGACTGGTTCCACCGCTGAACACTTTGGTGATGCCTTTGGTGGTACTGCACAGTGGTTAGATTTTAGTGGTGGTGTATCTGCGGATGATATAAACGGACTTGTTTCAATATATCCACAAGTAAAATTGAGCAAGGCGATTGCTATAGCAGATACCGCTTTCAAGATGGACTTTATGAAAGCAGTGGAAGACGCAAGGGCAAATTACAACAACTACCTAAGATTTATGATTAAATTTAGAGAAGATGACGAACCCATCGGTGGTAATTTTGGAAAAAGATTCATTGCAATCCACTCAACCGAAGCAGACTTCGACAAAGATGGTAATGCTGGCGAAGAACCAGATTATGCACCGAGTTTACACATCACATATCAGCGTTGAGATTCTCTGAGTCTTTTATTAAACTCTTCGGTGACTTTCTCATTTAGTTCCCGTCCATTATACTTACCAGCAAATTCCTTCGTGATTTCGTCACGAAGTTTTTTCTTGGCAGCACAACTACTACATCCCTGTTTTTCTTCACCTTTGTGTTGTGCCGCAATGTTCTGATTTGCTTCAATGACTCTTGGGTCTTTCCCCCAAATTTCTTTGAACCTCTTTGTGTATTCTTCATCCTTGAAGTCTGGTTCTCGTCCTTCATTAACTTGCAACCATTTCACAACTTCATCTCGCACCTTTGACTTTACATCACAAGAAGGACACCCCGTTGATGCTTTCTTTGCCAACTCTTTTTTGCGTTCCGCTTCTTTTTCTGCATCGGACATCTCTGGACGGATAAGTTGCTTATTCTCAAGTATGCTTCCACCAAGAGTCATCTCAATAACCATCTTTCTTTTTTCAGCAAAGTCCTCTGAGATTTTGTTTGCTGGTTCGTAGTCACTGAACCCAGGCATTCGACGAGGACAAGAAAGATATGGATGGTCGAGTTTCGTGTACTCTTCCTCTGTTCCATTCAACCAAGTGGTTGCTTTGTCTCCACACCCACATTCACCACAATAAAACTTGCCCATCTTTCTGTCAGACGGACGCAAGCCAGGACACACTGGAATGTCATCTGCATTACCAAAACAACTCAGAAGACGAATGTCCTTTGTACTGACATCAACTTTCTTATCTGTTAGACCCTTTGACCATTTAGCCTTGACGTAATTTGAAACCATTCCTAGATTCATTGATTGTCCTCGTAAAATAATTTAATGTCTTCGTAAAGTCCCTGTACATAATGTATTGGGTTTTTTTGGAATACTTGATTTGTTCCATCTTCGTTTGCAACAAGTATCACAATATTATTTATAGGTGTTCCAGTCTTTTCTTGAAACATTATAGCATATGCTGTCGCTTGATGAAAGTAATTTTTTATCCATTCTTCCTTCTTGGGTTTCGTGCTACCCTTGAAGTCAATGATGGACAGTTCACCATCAAACTCTGCTACGCAATCTACTCTACCAGCCAAACCAACTGCTTCTGACCAGAGAGGGACTTCCTGTGCATAGACATTATCAATGCGGTCAAGGTCTGGTTGTAACTGTCTGAACAGTTCTATATTTTGAGGGTCTCTTTTCGAGATGAAGTCTTCGGTATTGTTTATATAAT